AACGTTTTTTGTTGGGATATTTTGAGATATTTGAATTTCAACTTGGGATGCACCACTTGATTTTGGTTTATACCCAAACATGTATGCTAATTCATAAATATTATTAGTTTGCCTAGCATATGATATAAAATTTTCTTGGATTTGATTATCTAAATAAAACCCTAAAATATCTCCTACATAAGCGGCTTGTTCAATAAACATCATACCTGGTGATACAGGGGAAAAACTGCTATAAGTATTAGGAAAGTAAGTTTTAGAATACTCTATTAAACGATTCCTAAATTCGGAAAATTCTCGATTTAAATATTTTATGTCTCTTCTTACCTCTGCCATTTTATGCTGTGATTTCTAATTGGATTTGTTCATTTTGTATATTAGTAGAATTAACACTAAATGAAAAGGTTATTCTAATCGTGTTATAATTAGGGTCATTTAATATTTGAAAATTACTTAATGATATATATGGGAAATATAAATTTAATTTTTGTTCAATGTCGGTTTGAATAAATCCTAAATTTTCAGGTGACATTTGGGAAAAAATATATTCTTTTATTCCACCCCATTCTACTCCTGAGAGGTAAATTTCATTTTCTCCTGTTAAAAGGAAATTAAGTATTTTGTTTTTTTCTTCTTTAGCGGTAGTATAATTTTGGGTAAAAATTTCATTTTTACTAAAAGGTATATTTATCCCAATAGCTAAATTAGGATTTAAATCCGCAGGACTAATATATATTGGGTTATATGCCATTATTTACCACTCATTAAACTCATTATTTGATCCATACCTACTTCACCTTCTGGGAGACTTCCATTTATAGGGTCAACACTAGGTGATGGTCTAAATTTAGGTTGGGCATCTTTAGAATTGAATGATACTGCCATATCATCTAATATACCCATATATTTTTGCCTCATATCCATAGTAACCTCATTAGGTTTTGAAGATATATCAACTTGGGGTATAATATGTTCTTGGACTATTTGTTGTTTAGGAGCACGAACTGCTTCTAATAAAATGTCCTTTAATTCTTCTTGAATTACTTCTCTTACTGCGTCTTTAATGATTTTTTTAAGTCCTGTAACTTTCATATGATTATAAATATTAGATTAATCAGCTTTTAAATTATTAGTTTTAATATAAAATGATAATTCATCAATTAGTATTTGCTCTATAGCACTATATGAATATTCACCACGTAATAATATAATACCTTGTTTATTCTTGGCAATAGCTCTTTTTCTTTTTAACTCATTTGTTGTATTTTCAGTTTCAACTCCCATGGTAAACCCATTAACTTCTGTAGGTATTGAAGGGTTTTCTTTTTGGAGTTGTCTTATATTAGCATTAACCTGTTCTAAAACCAACTCATCTCCCTCAGCACATTTTTGGATTAATTCATCCAATATACCTAGTACTCCTAATAATAATTGGAGAATAGTATTAACACTGATTAATGTTGATAGGAGTATAGAATTAGTTAGTTTTATTTTTTCAATTAATTCAGAAATGTCTACTTTTCTATCTTGAATTTGTAAATAAACACTAGCAGGTACACCTTGAACAATAGGTAAAGGAAGGTTTTTAAGTAATAAAAATAAAGTTTCTGAGGTTAAGATTACTCCTTCAGCTATTTCAACTCCGGTTAAAGCGGTTTCTACTGCTTTTTGTATGTTGTTTAATTGTTTAACAATAGCATTACGTTTCCTAATAACTTTTTGTAGAGTATTAAGATTAGCCGGACATTGAGCAAATTTAAGATCCGGGATTTGTAATAAAGATAATATTTGAGATTTATCAAACATCTAAGAAAAGAAAGTTAAAATTATATTATCACGAGTATTTTTAACTAAATCATTTAATTTATTTTTTTGTTTAGATAATTTAGCATTTATTTCAGTTTCAGGGAGGGATAAGAGTTCTCGTTGTCTTTTGGATTCATCTTCTAAAGTTAATTCAGATAAAGGAATAGGGTTAAGTTTAGTTACAGGTTTTAAACTTATTATTCCTAAATCAGGAGTATAATCTCCATTCCCATCTACAATTTTCTTTTTCATTTCATTAAACCCAGGGAAATAAAAACTTACTTCAAAAGTTGAATTTTTATCGTAAATATTTTTAGTTTTATTAGATATAATATATTCTATTATTGGGGGGATTCTAATATCAAATTCTCCATTTTCATTTGTAGTTGTGGAGAAATTATAAGAATATATTTCTTTTAAAACTTCTGGGGTAGATTGGGAATAAGTAGTTGTTATGTTTATTTTAGCTCCTTTTAAGAATTGATTATCCATCCCATCAATTACTTTCCCCCTTAAATTATAATCAGTATTATCAGATAAATCAAAATGATCTATATAAATTATTTTATTTATATTATTGTAATAAATATATTTTATTAACTCTTGATTTATTCCAACATCATTCTTTAAAGTCCCATCTTTATTTCTCTGTCTTGAATATATTAAACACCCAGCAGAACTTCTTTCAGAAGTACCACTATGAATTCTAATCCCATCAAAAGATAAATCAGGGTTGTTATATAAAGTAATAGCATTTTCACTAGTTCCTACTCTAATAAGTACTCCTGGGGATTTAAATTTTTTCCTATTATCATTAGGAAATTTAACATAATTACTTTTTATAGCATCATTTCCTGTGGTATCTAAAACCATGTTATAGTACCCTTTTGAGGGTGGTGAAATGAAAGTTAAATTAGCAGGTATAGCTGTTTGCTCTTTGATTTTTTTTTCTCGGGTAATATCTTCAACTGTAAAACCTAATACTTGGTTTTTATACCATATAGTACCAGTAGCACGTTTTCTTCCTTCTACTGGGAGTTCTTTTTCTCTAATAACAACTAACCCATCAAAATTTTTAACATATTTTTGAGCCATAGGAATTAAATCCTTGTATTGGATATATTCACCTACTAATTCTATATTACTATCTGGGAAGTTCACTAGTCTATTTTTACGTTTTTACTTTTACAATTATCAAATTGTTTTTCAATTAAATCTAAAGTTGTTATAAAACTAGTACTTTGAGCTGCATATTTTGGGTCAGTTCCTAGAGTACTTAATATAAGATTTCTTAATATTTTAGTTAGAGATTTAAGATTACTTACAGTTAAGTCTCCATTTAAAACTGATTCAGTAGCATTTTTACTCCCTAATTTAAGGTTTTTAGAATGTATATTAATTTGGGTTGATTCTAAATTTATACTCTCATTAGATAATACCCCAACAGATTTTTGAGCACTTAATAAAATATTATCTTTCTTTGCATTTAATAGTATTCTATCTGAGTTTCCTATTATTTGTGGGTCTGAGAATTGGGTTGGGGTGATGGGAGGTGTAGTATAGGAGATAAATCTTTCAGATTCTTTTCTAGAGATTTCAATAGGTAGTTTTTGGTATGAAGTCATATAAATAGAAGATAAATCACCATTTATATCTTCTTCTATTGGGAGTTCAGGTTGGAGTGATGAATACTCAGGATTTTCTCCATTTCTTATTACTATTATAGGGTCATTATTTTTACCTTTTTCTGTGGGTTCAGACCATGGTAATTGAATAAAATCTATATTATTTAATGTTCCACTTAATCTAACACTATTCCCAAATCTTCCTTCTATATAGGTATCTCCTATTTGTTTTATTAATTTATGAACAATCAATGATTCATTAATAACATTATCCCATTCAGTAATATTATTCATATTTGATTGTGATCCGTTTATTTTATTTAGAAAATTACTTCCATAATAATTTATAGGACTTATATAAAAATATTTAGGAGTATATATTGATTTACTATTTACTGGTAATTCAATAATTCCAACATTTTCTCCAATAGTAGGGATAAACCCTATATTGGGAAATAAAGGATAAACCAACTCATTTCCTGTGATGTCACATTTAATAGCCCCCATACTATTTTTCCCTCCTGGGTTTTTGGTTTGATCATGGATTAATGAATCAGGAGTTATAAATATCTCTATAATAATCCCAACTTTAATAGGAGATTTATCCCCCTTTACATTTTTAGGATTATTATAAGCTCCTAAAGGTTTATTTTTACCTATGGAAGCGGCATACCCTTCTTTATACCCCATTATTTCTTATTAAATTTTTCTATCTCAGTAAACAGTTGTTTTTTCTCTTCCTCAGATAAACCAAAATCTTCTTCAGAATCTTTACCTGTGTTTAATGCTCTTTGAATTATAGTAGCCATTTTAATAAGTTGCTCATCATTTTTTAAAGATAAGTCCATATATTCCTTGATTAAAGGCACTATAAGAGTAGCATCACCAATATCTTGTATCAATGGTTTAAGCTCTTGGATAAGAGCTGTTATTTGTTCTTCTTTCTTTTTTTGATTATTATATATCTCTTCTAAAAGAGTTGAGAATTTTTTCTTACCAAATATTTTTTTATCTAGATTACTCATAGAATACGTTTGGTTATAAATATATTTATTATACTTCTTCAAAATCTACATAACCATTTTCTAAATAAAAAGTATATTTTTCTTTAAATATATCTGAAAGAGTATTAGATATTTTGGTAATCTTTTGGGTTTTGAAATCACCTTGTTCTCTTATATAGATGTAAAGTGCTTTTTTATTGAAAATTTCTATAGCTTCTCTTTTACGGAATAATTCTAAAATTGCATCTGCTACTTTGGCATCATTATTTTTAGGGAAAAAATTATATAAATTAATATTAATATAATCTATAAAATCATCTAGGAAATCTGAGAATTGGTCTTGGGATGGTTCTCTAGAGTGTAACCCATATGAGTAATCTAAAGATTGTGCTAAATTATCTAATGGTGAGGAATTAACTTTCTTCTCATAGTTTTTGTTATTATAGTTAATCAACCATCGTTTTACAATCGTACCAAAATATGAATATGCTTTAGGTGGAGTCAATTTTTTAAGTTCATCCCAACATTCTTTATTAACTTGAGATTCAAAGGGTTGGATAGAATCTTTTATTTGTTGTAAAGTGATTTTATCTGAGTTGTTAGTATGGGTTAAAAAACTATCTTGAATATATAAATCAGAATATTCATATTTTTTATTTATTATCTTATGTAACCTATCATTTATACTTTTACTATGATGATACAAATACATTTTACCTAAAAGAAAAACTATAATCTCATGTTGTAAATGTTCTAAATCCTCTACCTCAGTGTTATAAAACTTAAAGGTATGAATTATATTTTGCGTGAGTTTAAAAAAGGGATAATGGATATGTTTTGAATATATTTTACTTCTTTGATTTGGGCTTTCTGTTTTGTTATATAACAATATAGCATCTTCAGTTTCTTGAGTAAAATAATCCCTATTAGTAGTTTTCTTTTTCATAGGATTATTTTTCGAGTTCTCTAATCTTAAACTCGTTTAATATAGATTGGATGTTTTTAACTTCTTCAAAAAAGAAACCTATTTCATCATCTGCTTCAAAAGAACCTTTATGATCAATTTCTTTTAACTTATCATCCATAAATTCAATTATTTTAGATAATTTATCTAAATATTGAAGGTAACCTATTAGGATATCTTCTTGGGTTTCATTTTTCTTTAGAAGGTTTATGGTTGTGAATCCTAAGACCACAACCAAAACCCCTAAAATAGATATGGCAACTATCATATTTTATCTAGTAAATTTTTCAAACTATCACTCCCTACAGTTTTTAAAGCTTTGTCTTTAGTAGGAGTCTTCTTATTGTTCTTATCTAATGTAAAATTCTTTTTATCATTAGGCAAGGACTTTTTTTCTCCTCTTAACTTTGGTAACCATTCACGTTCAAACTCAATACGAGCAGCCATTAAATCGGCTTGATGAACTATATAAGGTAGACTAGTTCTTGGTTTTTGTTCTGGCATCCAATTTTTTAGATATTTATTGTTTGCTTCATCATATAAACCATCATGAGTCTGGATAGTTAACATTTCATTAAAGGTATATGGAATACCATGTGATTGTAAGAGGTATAATCCTCTATCTGGAACTGAAGAAAAAGGTACTCTATCGTTAAACATATAATCTTCACCGAGTTTATCTCTTCTCCATTGGTCTGTCTGAGGAATATAAGATTCATTTTCTTCATCACCCATCTTACCTAAATCATGGTTTAAAGCTGAGAATACAAGTTCTTCAATAGTAAAGGTAGAGACATCTGTTCCTTCTTCTTTCCATAGCTCATACTGTTTAAGAGCACATCTAATTACTCGATTAACATGTTCAACATACCCACCTGGAAAAGCATTATGGTATTCTTTTTTATGAGCAGCAGGCATTAAGATAAGTCTATCTTGATACTTAGTATAAAATTCTATTAATTTAGTTTTTCTAGGCTCTGAAATATATTCTTCAATATAAGTCATCAAAACCTCCCAGTTCTCCTGGATTTGTTCTGCAGTAAGTGTCATAACTATTTTTTGTTTTTAATTTTCTCTTTCAATAATATCACTAAGGTCA